AGGACAAAGCTAGAACAATTTTCGAGACCGCAATTAAATCCAAGGTTGGAGAAATTAAGGAAGAACTCAATGAGGCATATGCTGCTGCTCTAGTTGAAGAACTAGACACAATTAAAGTAGGTCTTACTGAAAGAGTTGATTCTTACCTTGAGTACGTTGCTGACGAGTGGATTCAAGAAAACGCACTTGCAGTAGAAGCAGGTCTCAAAACAGAAATGACTGAATCATTCCTAGATGGAATGAAGAGTCTTTTTGAAGAACATTATGTAACTATCCCTGAAGAAAAATATGATGTACTTAATAGTATGGTAGATAAGCTTGATGAAATGGAGAATAAACTCAATGAGCAGATCAATAAGAACATTGGTCTTACTCGTAGATTAGCAGAATCCTCTGCAGATGGTATTTTTACTGCTGTAGCTGAAGGTCTTGCAGACACTCAGAAGGAAAAACTTGCTAGTCTTGCCGAGAATATTGAGTTTGAAAGTGAGACAGACTATCGTGAGAAACTAGGCACACTTAAGGAATCTTATTTCCCTACAAAGAGTGCTAGTGCTCCAAAAAGCACCTCTGAAAATTTATCTGAAGAGGTTTCAACTGATGAGGTAATTTCGGAAGAAGTTAACCCAACAATGCAAGCCTATTTGAATACGCTTTCAAGAGCTGCTAAAAAGTGATTTTTAAATTATTAATTTCAAACAAATAAAAAGGTAAACTTAAAATGCAGATGTTCAACACTGAATATCTTCAGGAAAAGTGGGCTCCTATTCTCGATTATGATGGACTTGATCCAATCAAAGATTCTCATAGAAGAGCGACAACCGCTATCCTGCTAGAAAACCAAGAGAAAGAATTACGTGAAGAGCGTTCTTTCCTTACAGAAGCTCCAACAAACAGTACCGCATCAGGTGCAAACGCAGGTTTCTCTGCTGACGCAGCTGCTGGTGGTCCAACTGCTGGTTTCGACCCCGTTCTAATCTCATTGATTAGACGTTCAATGCCAAACTTGGTCGCATATGACCTTGCTGGTGTTCAACCAATGAATGGTCCTACTGGACTAATCTTCGCAATGCGTTCACGCTACAAGACACAGAGTGGCACAGAAGCATTATTCGACGAAGTAGATACAGGATTCTCTGGACAAGACTCAGGATTCAACGAAACAGATGGCATGACAAATGCTGCTGTTGGTTTGGGTACAACTGCACAGTCTGGTTCAAATCCAAGTGCTCTTAATGACGCTTCACCTGGAACCTATAACGTAGGTCAAGGTATGCGTACAGACGCTGCTGAAGGACTCGGTGAATCTGAGCACTTCAACCAGATGGCATTCAGCATCGAGAAAGTAACAGTTACTGCTAAATCTCGTGCGTTGAAAGCTGAGTACTCACTAGAGCTTGCTCAAGACCTTAAGGCAATCCACGGATTGAATGCAGAGGCAGAACTTGCCAACATTCTTTCTACTGAGATCCTTGCCGAGATCAACCGTGAAGTTATTCGTACCATCTACAATGTTGCTGAGTCTGGTGCTCAAGCAAACGTTGCTAACGCTGGTAGATTTGACTTAGACGTTGACTCCAACGGTAGATGGTCAGTTGAGAAGTTCAAGGGACTTATCTTCCAGATAGAGCGTGATGCAAACGCAATCGCCCAAAGAACTCGTCGTGGAAAGGGTAACATGATTCTAACATCTGCTGATGTTGCTTCTGCCCTAACAATGGCTGGTGTTCTTGATTACACACCTGCACTTAATGCTAACTTGAACGTAGATGACACAGGCAATACATTTGCTGGTGTTCTTCAAGGTAAGTACAAAGTGTACATTGATCCTTATTCTGCAAACGTTGCTGCTAACCAGTACTACGTTGTTGGATACAAGGGTTCATCTCCTTATGACGCTGGACTGTTTTACTGCCCATACGTTCCACTACAGATGGTTCGTGCAGTTGGTCAGGACACTTTCCAACCAAAAATTGGATTCAAGACTCGCTACGGCATCGTCGAGAACCCATTCTCACAAGGTGATACTCAAGGACTTGGTGCTCTCACTAAGAACTCTAACCGCTACTACAGGCGTGTTCAGGTTAACAACCTTATGTAAGAAGAAAGGATATAATTCCTTTAATAGAGAGACTCCTTCGGGGGTCTCTTTTTTTGTCTAAATATATTTTATGATAAAATCACTAATACCATCTAAAGATTCTTTACTGCACAATAAGATATATAAGTGCAGTTATAATTTAGATCGCTTTGAATTATCTCAGACCTTAGTTCAAAATATGATCCATCATAATGGAGTTGGGTTATCTGCAAATCAAATAGGGATAAAAGAAAGAGTATTTGTAATGATATCTGATATGGAAACTAAAGATACTATTACTTGCTTTAATCCAAGAATTATAAAAGAATCAAAAGATATGATATTCTTTGAAGAAGGTTGCCTATCATATCCAGAATTATATTTGAATATACCCAGACCTAGTTCAATTGTGGTAAAATATGAGGATGAGAATAAAAAGATATATAAAACTAAGATGGTAGGATTTATTGCAAGAATATTCCAACATGAGTATGATCATATGGAAGGAATAGATTTTACACAAAGGTCTTCTAAATAGTTAAAAAAATAATAATGGCTACTTCTAGCATATTCCACAAACAAATAGAGAATAGGAATTACTTATCATCAGTAGGATTTAAGTTTAATCTTTCAAAATATCCTAAGATAGACTTTCTATCAAATAGTGCTAGAATACCAGAGTTATCTCTAGCACTTACTACACAACCAACATATCTAAAAGATATTGATATTCCTGGTGAAAAGTTGACTTATGGTGATTTTACTTTAAAGTTTTTGGTTGATGAGAACATGGAAAATTATATGTCAGTTTATAATTGGTTAACTGGTTTAGGGTTTCCTGAGACACCAGCACAGTATAGAGATTTAACAACAGACAGTGCTTCTCAGAGAGATGCTAAAGAAGCATTTTGTGATGGGACACTTAGGATATTAAATAGTAATCTTAGAGAAATTGCAAAGGTAAAATTTCAAGACTTATTTCCAGTTTCATTAACCTCATTAGATTTTGATGCAACTGCATCTGATATACAGTACTTTACAGCAGAGGCATCTTTCAAGTATACTATCTACAGTTTGACTAGTTCTTTATGAATCTTGACAAAATTCAGGAAATGTGGGAGCGAGATGCTGTCATTGATCCTGATAATCTACATGATGAATCATTAAAGATTCCACAATTACATTCAAAGTATTATACAGTCTATAATACCGTTACTTTGATGCGTGAAAAAGCAAGAGAGCAATACAATAAAACAAGATTAGAAAGACACAATTACTATACAGGAAAAGCACCTGCAGAAGTATATGTAAAAGAACCTTTTGGATATAAGGTAAGAGAAAAGGATGCTATACAAAGGTATATGGAAGCTGATGAAAAGATGACTAAGATTGATCTTAAAATAAGATATTATGATACCACTTTAAAGTTCTTAGAAGAAATTATTAAAAACGTTTCTAATAGAACGTTTCAAATTAAGAATGCAATTGAATGGAATAAGTTCCAAGCAGGTATGTAAATTATAAATATATGAGTAGATCTAATATTAGACAATGAAACCTACTCCTAAAGAAAGTAAGAAAATCCATGAGAACTATGAGAAGGTTGTGAATCATCTCATTGAAGAGAAGTATGCTGTAAATGAAGAAGCAGCAGATAAGATTATCTCAGGAATGAGTCAAGACTGGTTTGATACAATTATTGGATAAATGAAATCTTTTAAACAATTTCAAGAAGCTGCTTTTGCTGCTCCTTTAATTGGAGCAGGATTAAAAACTATCCCAACTCTCCTAAAAGTTGGAGGAGCAGTTCTTGCTGCCAAGGGTGGTGAAAAACTTCTTAAAGATTTATTAGGATCTAAAGATGATCCTAAACCTATGAGGGATGTCTATAATAAAGATCTTACAAGTAATGCTAGATTTGATAATAAGTTAGATCCGACAGGAGAACAAAAAAAACCATCATTAGGAAAATTAAGACAAGGTGCTAGAGTAAGAAAGCAGCAGAAAAGAAGTGAAATAAAAAGAAAGTTAAAGAACTTAGATAATCTAGAGTTAAAATAAGTCTCTAAATAATCCTATGTTGGTATAGGATTATGAGTCATTTGATTATATCAAAAAAGAATGAGGTATATCTGCACATAGAAGCAGAGACTCATGTATATTATGAATTGTCTGATCAATTCACTTTTGAAGTGCCTGGTGCAAAGTTTATGCCGCACTATCAAAA